GTTGAGCGCGTGGCGAAGCTGGCGCGCATCGAACCCGAGTGGCTGGCGATTGACCGTACCGGAAACGGGCAGGGGGTGTACGACCTTCTGCGGTACAACTGGGGACAGATTGTCGGGGTGAACTACTCCGAGGGTGCCAGCGATACCAAGCTGATGATGGAGGACACTGGGACCGGCGCAGAGCTCTACGACCGGATGCAGTCGGAGCTCTGGTTCGCGCTGAAGAAGTTCATCGAGTTCCGGTGTTGCTTCGCCTCCCCCGGTTTGGACCTCTCCGACGTGAAGCCGCAGCTCACGAGCCGACTCTTCCGCGCACAGGGGAAGAAGTGCAAGGTGGAGTCGAAGCCCGAGTACAAGAGCCGCAACCAGAACAAGTCCCCGGACAAAGCGGACGCGGTGACCCTGATTGTCCACGCGGTTCGGAGGGCGGCTGGGTTCATCCCGTCGATGACCGAGGATGCCGCGATAGCGGACATCAGCGACTCCGACGACGACCGGGACTCAGCCCGATGTGACGAGACCAACCGATTCGACTACCTATGACATTCAATCCCAACCTCTACCCACCTGACGGGTATATTTTCACGGACGCCCAAGGCGTGAAACATCGCGGGGACTCGTGGAGGGACCTGTTCCGCACCGTCGCTGCCTACCGGGTCCGAAACGGGATGCCCCCCGGGAACCCAGAGGCGGAGGTAAACACGCAGCAGTGTGCCCTATACCCCGGGCTCTGTAGCCCAGACTCGCAACCCCAGCCCCCGCAGCGTGTAAACGACAGTGTAAACTCCCGGGTGCTAAACTGGTTTGCACTCACTCTCGCCAGACTGAGACAGTTTGGCGCACTCCCCCGGGTTGACGAGGCCGAGGCAATCCGACGCTCTGAAATCTGCCTCCGGTGCCCCCGGCAGCAGCCGCTATCCACCGCGTGTGAGAGCTGCATCTCGTCTGTTACAGGGGCTCGTCGTACGATTCTCGGGGAGAAGGGCTCCGTGAACAAGGCCCTTTTTCCCTGCCGTATCCTCGGGGAGGACTGCCAAACGTCCATCCACCTGAAGAACGAGCCCGTTTCCGAGGTCGGCCAGCCCGCCGACTGCTGGAGGCGCGAATAATGCTTCCGAATCCCTTCAAGGCCGCCGCTGAGGCGGGTCGGGCGATGGCCGCGATGGCCCGGGGAGAGAACGTACTTGTCTCGAAGTCGGTCGCGCAGGCCCGGACGAACATCTGCGACACCTGCCCGAGGCGCGACAAGAGCACCAACCAGTGCCTTGAGTGTTCCTGCTGGCTCCCGCTGGCGGTCCACGTCGCCACAAAGAAATGTGACTTGGGCAAGTGGCCCGTGACGAATGCACCTTGACATTGTAGAACCCTCAGACACCTATATTTTGTATGCCGAATGACCATCTAAGCGAATCCTCGCCCACCCAGACGATATCCGACGGCGCGGTGAGCCAGCCAGACCTGTCCAAGTCGCTGGCCCCCCGGAACCGAGCGATTCGGGATGTCAAGCAGGCCCAGAACATCATCACTACGGTCGAGATGGCGAGCAAAGAGCGCAACGTGAAGAACGCGCGCATCATGTCCAAGTACAACAGTGAGCGGCCATTCTCTACCAGCGCGCTGGAGTCCGAGGGGCTATCATGGAAGTCCAACTTCACCACCAAACCTCTCCCGATGCTGGTTGACAAGGTGGCCCCGAGGTTTGTGCAGGCCATCGACGGCGTAAAGTACCTCACAAACTCCGCTCTCCCCGAGGAAACCCTCGGCTCGGGCATCAAAACTGAGGTATTCCGCAACGAAATCACCTCCACCATCCGCTCCCATCCCGAGTGGAGGAGCTTCTGCGCCGATTTAGCACAGGAGAACGCTCTTTTCGGCTTCGCGGCGGCTGCTTGGCTCGACGAATTCCACTGGATGCCCAAATTCTTCCGGCAGGACCAGTTCTTCGTGCCCACCGGTATGAAGCAGAGTCCCAAATCGGCCCAGATTGTCGTGATGAAGGAGACCTTCCTGATTCACGAGCTCTTTCTGCTCGTCGAGGACCCAAAAGCGGCGGAAACGCGCGGCTGGAACGTGGAAAACGTGGTCACCGCGCTGAATGCGTCGATGCCCGACGACCGGCGCAGCTCTTTCTCTGATTGGAGTCGGGTCCATGAAGATTTGATTCGGGAATCCAGCGTAGGGCTCTCCCACGAGGCCGGTTCGCGGGTTGTCACAGTCTGGCACCTGTTCGCGGCTGAAATTGACGGGAAGGTCTCCCACTACATCCTCCAAGACCTGACGTTCAAGGAGCTGTTCACGTCGGAGGACCAGTATCCGTCGATGGCCGACGCGGTGGCCTTCTTTGCTTTCCAGCAGGGCAACGGAACTCTCCACGGCTCGAAGGGAATTGGGCGCGAACTGTACGCGATGGCCGGAATCCTCGACCGCTCCCGCAACGAGGTGGTGGACCGGTTGAACTTGGCCGGGAAGATGATTATCCAAGCGGACGACAAGGCGCTCCGCCGGTTCAAAATGTCCGTGGTCGGCAACGCCATCCTCATCGGGCAGGGCTACAACATTTCTGAGCGGAAACTGGAATCGGGCGTGGAGCCCTTCCTCAAGTTGGACCAGTTCCTGACTTCGCTGCTCGACAGCATGGCCGGGGCGACCACCCCGAAGGTGTTCGAGGGCGAACGGGTGACAAAGGCGCAGGTTGAGTTCTTCGCTTCCCGAGAGGGGGAGACAAAGGACAGCATCATCGCCCGCTTTTTGGTCCAGTTCGCGTCGCTGGTGTCGTCCATGCAGAAGCGGCTGTGCGACGCCAACACGGGCGAAGAGGATGCCAAGAAGATGCAAGAGCGGATGCTCAAGGTGATGACTCGGGAGGAGCTGGACTATCTGTCCGCCCAGACGGTGGTTGAGACCGTCCGGGACTACACCGAGCAGAAGCGTCAGCAGATTGTCTCCGTTGCCGCTGAGGCCCGGGGGAATCCGCTGTACAACCAGCGCAAGCTGGAGGAGAAGAAGCTGACGGCGCTCATCGACGCCGAGTTCGCCAACGAGGTGCTGCTCCCCGAAGAGGACCCGACGGTCACTGCCGAGCAGACTCGGCTCCAGATGCTGGAGCTGACACTGATTGCCGGGCAGGGCGCTGACGTTCCGGTGTCCCCCCGAGACAATCACTTGGTGCATTTCACGGTGCTGCTGCCTGCGATGGAGAGCACCGCGCAGGCTGCCGTGCAGGACCCTCACGCGGTTGAGATTTTGAACGCGATGCTTGCCCACGCTGAGGGTCACGCGCAGATGGCGCTGCAAGCGGGAGCCACCGAGCAGGAGCTTGCCGAGCCGCTCAACATTATCACGAAGCTCCGAGCGGGAATGGAACAGCTGAAGCAAGCTGCCGAGCAGCAAAAACAAGTGGCAGGAGCCGCCATCGACGGGGCCCCGGTTGACCCGGCCACCGCCAACGTGATAACCGACGCAGCCCCCACCGCCTGATATGTTTATTCCAAACGAAGACGTGTTGCCAGAGTGGACCTCGGAAGACGCGGCCACCGTCCGGGCCTTTGTTGAGAGCTCAGCGGGGCAGAAGTGCCTCAGCCTGCTGTCGTCGGCCTGCCCGGCACTCTTGGACGGCGCGCACGTCAACAAGACCCTCGTGCGTAGCGGGGAGGTCGCCGGTTACACCGCCTCCATCGCTTTTCTACTTTCTCTCCGGACATCCCGCCCCGTCGAAGCGGCGGGAAATTCTGAGAGCTACCCCTCCATTGACAACGACGCCCTCTGGAAAGACTCTGAGGGTACCACCAACGAACCCACGAACTGACTATGCCCGCTGACACCCAAGACGAAATTCCCGAGCTCGAAGGACTTCCCTCCGAGGACCTCAACACGGCAAGCGCCCTCGACCGGATGATGGAGGAAGCCACCGGAGGCGAAGGCGAATCCAACTCGGCCCCCGAGGTTGCTCCCGAGGTTGCTCCCGAGGTTGCTCCCAAGGTTGCCCCCGAGGTTGCTCCCGAAGCCGCCGCTCCCGAGGTGGAGAAGGACGAACTGGATGCCGTCGAGCTCCCGCCCCACACGAAGCCGAAGACTGGGGAGGCGTTCGACACGGTCAAACGCATCGCGCGCGAGAAGATTGTTGAGCTCACCAAGAAGGCCGCCGGAGTGGAGGCCGCGAGGGTTGAGCTGGAGACCAAGGTCAAGTCTCTCGGCGACGGGATGACCCCCGAAATCAAGAAGGAACTGGAAGAATTGCGCTCGTTCCGCAGGGGCTTGGACGTTGAGTCAGACCCCGAGTTCAAAGCCTTCGACGCAAAGGCGCAGGCCAACACGGACACAATCTACACGAAGCTGTTGGCAGCGGGCGCTACGTCGGAGACCATCGACAAGATTAAGGCGCTCGGGGGCCCGAACGGAGTGGACTGGGAGCCCATCCTAGCCAAGCTGAGCCCGGTCACCCGCCGTGCCATCGAGAGCAAACTCGTCGAGAACGAAGACATCACCGAGAGGAAGGCCAAGGCAATCGAGGTCGCGAAGCAGAACTCCGACCAGTTTCTGAAGACCCGCGCGGCCCAGACCGAGGAGCAGAAAAAGTCCTTACAGGTCCGGGCGGAGACCACCCTGAAGGGGCTCCTCCCAGAGTTTGAATGGCTGAAACCGAAGACGGCAGATGCGAAGGCCACCGCCGCGCAGAAGGCGGAAGTTGCGAAGCACAACGAGCTGGTCAAAGAGTCCGAGCAGTATATGAAGGAAGCCATTGCCGACGACTCTCCGGAGATGCGTGCCACCCTAGCCCTCGCGGGCCCCGAGCTTTTCCGCGCCCGTGCCGAGCTTAGCGCCCTGAAGAGCACCTCGGAAGCCCAGATTACGAAGCTCACCGGCGAGCTGAAAGCCTCGAACGACCTTTTGGCGAAGGTCAAGAACGGCTCCACAGGCCGCCTCCGCAACACCTCAGCGGAGGGCAAGTCTGGCAAGCCCGCTCACAGCGAGACTGCCGAGGAGGCCCTCGACCGATACGCTCGCGAGGCAGCCGATTCCGCCCAATAATCTCATGTCCTACCTAAGAGAACTCGTCCTCCAGAAGGTTCGCAGCTTCCCTACACTACAGGAGGCGGCGAACTTCTTCGAGGTCGGGGAGGGTCTGGTCAAGCAGTGGGA